GTACCCTAAACCTAAGAAGCCAGCGATGGAAGCAAAACCTAGTTCATATTTTCGTATGAATTCAGTAGAACTTTCAAAGTTAACTAAAGCAGCGACCATCTCTTTAAAAGGGATGGGGCTACAATCATTTTTCCGCACGTAGAATCGTTTTGCAAACTCAAGTACTCCTTTACGGGAGACAAGAGATTTATGCACTCCGATTTCTACACCGATCAATGTCATCAGTCTCAGATACTCATTCGCAACGTCCCCGTTACAAATAACTCCGTCATCTCCTAGAACCGCATAATCTCAGAAGGTTCCCCAAGGGAATCCTCTCCTGTATGCTGCCCAATGGATTATAAAGTGATGTGTAATCGCGAGCATTGCCCAAGAAGACAATGCTCCCATCGGTTGTCCCACTTCGTAATTAACCGAGTGAGGATATATCCTTGGTGGGATTATACCTTTCGATAATTTCTCAGGTAGGACATAGTCTCGATCAACTAGCAGAGCCTTCCATGTAAATCCCAATGTAGATTTAAACATCTCATTGAGAATACATGCTTGAAGGTCTACTGGTAACCTATCAGTAGCTGCCGATAGATCATAACACCAAAATTTGGTGTTCCCTGCATCTATTAACCGTTTAATAGGAGCAAGTTGATCAAAAGTACCATCCGATGGTAGTTTTGCGAGTAATCGGAAGAGTGCATCGTGCAAGGGTGATAATGCCCATTGCGTTCAACACTCAACCATCGCAAATACTCTCACCTTACCTGCTGCTTCTACTTTAAATCCTAACTTACCACAGGCTAAATCATTATCTTTAGTCACTGCGGGTTTTACATAATCCCACAGACGTTTTAGCGTCTGGTCATTATGTAAAGTTAAGAAAATTTCGAAAGCAGCTAAGGGACCATTTGATATCAAGGCCGCTGCCCCGGTTGTAATTCCGAGAGGCGACCAAGATACTTTGTCTTTACCCATCTTAATAGAAGGTGTGGACTTGTTCAGAGGTAAGAAACCTCCGAAATCTAACTTAGGAGGTGATTTCACTTTAAGTGATTTCACCAGAAATTGATCAATTGCTTGAAAAATCTCTTTCCAATCATTTACATGAATAGGAATCCCGGGTTTGGTAATTGTTCCCAATTTTAGCGGAGAATCAACCGTAAGTATTCTATAAATAGAAAACCACGATAGTCATATCCGTATTATGGTAGTATTACCTCTCCGTATTAGATCTCTATGCTGTCTTGGTATACTAACTGGTATACCAGTCCGATCCATCTTCACTCCATGGCCCAGTAACCAACTGGATCCTGGAGTTCCGGCTACCGCTTGCATAAGGAGCACGTAGCTATTCTTCGTAAAAAGAATCAGCCCACGTGTCCCTTGCTTTCGGTAAATCCGATGAAAAGTACGAACGGCTACGACAGCAGAACGCGCTAAAGCAGAAGTATTACCTCCACGGACCACAAAATTGACCTTTAACAGTCAATTTATGAATCCGCTACCACCATTTCTGGTGATAATACCACTAAGTCTACGTACAGCTTTCTGAACATTACTTAAGTTTTGTTTCTGATTGCTCATATTTTATTAATTAAGTATACTTCACTCCGCTTCT